CACCCACCGTAAGCCATGAGTGCGGCAGGGGGGGGGTGCGAATTTTCCCTCCCAACCGTGGCAGTCCGAGCCTTACTCCATAGGGTGATCGGGTATGGGTCAGCTTTGATTTTATTAGATTTTCCCGAAGCTGGCCCATTTATTTTCTATTAATACAATTTTTTGTAAATAAAGTATTTACATTATGAAACAACTCAGGCATACTACCCTTATCGAAACGGAGGAAATTAAAAATGAAGTTCACTACTGCTCACGAAGAAAACATCTTCAATCAAGCTACTCACTTTGTTGCTGTTCGCGGACGCAATCGTTTCAACCGCACCCGCGATGAGTTTCCTTGCATCGAAGAAGCGAAGAAATTTGCTTCAACTTTTGGCGATAATCGCACAATGATTTACGCTGTTAACCAACATGGGTCAGCCGCCCATATCTGCAACGCATAGGAGGTAAAACTATGTTCGACAACCCTACCAATCGTAATCGTGTTAAGCTTATTGGGGAAACCCTAGACAAGCTTGAGAAATCCGCTTCAAGCAATCGCGTCACACCTGATGAAGTCGCGCAGATGCTGCTTCCAGTTTTAGATCGGTTCGCAAAGATCAAAAACTCTGGAGATCAAATGCGCCCTCAATCTGAGATCGCATCCGACGCAGCCATGCAACCAATCGGTGATTTAAGCAGTTCCGTATACCCGCACGGCAGACCGCATAATTGGACAACAATCAAGGAGTGCGCTGAGAACGCGCCACTCAAAGACTTGACGGTTGCGCTCGCTGTTTACATGAACCGTGTGGAGGAGCTTACCGATGACTAATTGGAAGCAAGACTTAATCATCTTTACAATAATCGGTTCAGCCTCTTTAGGCTGGATCTTTGCCGCAAGCATGGGATGGGCCTAATGACTGACTGGAATGAACTTCTCGAAAAGCAAAAGGAGGAGCGCTTGGCGCTCTTTCAATCTAAAATAGATCAAGGGTTTACCCCAAGCCAAACCGCTAGGGAGTTGGGTATGAGCCGCCAATCTGTTTATCAGTTTTGTAAGGTGCATAACCTAACATTCAAGAACAAGGATGTTTTAGAATGATAACCTCAGCATTGTGCCTTGCGATGGCGATTTATTATGAAACGCGCAATGAACCGAACCCTGACGCAGGGATTGCCGTTGCAGAAGTAATCTTGAACCGCGTCGAAGATAGACGTTGGCCCGATAATGTTTGCGCCGTTGTGAAGCAAGACAAGGGGCCGAAAGCTCACGACTGCCAGTTTTCTTTTTATTGCGACGGTAAACCAGAGCGCCCTAAACACAAAGAAGCATGGATGAGAGCGCAGGAGCAAGCCGCACAGGCGCTTAATGGAGATTTACTAGGCCACGGTGCGCTTTACTATCATGCAGACTACACGAGCCCAGTTTGGCGCCACAAGCTTGATAGGCTTGGGAAAATAGGGAAACACATTTTTTATACAGACATGGAGGTAAATGTATAATGTCCAGCAATCTTGATCACTGGTATCCACCCGCAACAATCAAAAAAAATGAAGAAAAAGATTGTTGGGAATATAGGGTAGGCAAAAACAGCTCACAGCTAATTGTAAACAGAGGAAGCAAGAGCGTCCATAGGTTTTTTGCAACGCGAGCAGAAGCGACAAGCTTCGCAGAAGATGAAATGGAAAACCACCAAATAAGTGCTATCACTATCTACGGCCAGAATGGTGATGTGTCATCTCATAAAAAAAGCCGACTACATAAAGCCATTCAAGAATACAAAAACGAAGCCGTCGAAGCATACCGACAAGAGTTTGTGCATATGGAAAAATATTATAGAAAAAAGCTTTCTAAAATTGAAGAAAAAGCAGCAAAGTGGGAACAATTAAAAACTCTTGTTTTGTCTGATGGGGGTGAAAATGCCGAAGCTTGAAACTTGGGAACAAATCATTGCTCGTCATGAAAAAGAAAAAATTGATCTGGTCGCATCTTTCGCTAAGATGAATTTCACCCAAACAAAAGCGGCTATGATCTTAGGGATGGAACGCAGTCATCTAAATGTTTTCGCAAAGCGACACAACATCGAGTGGCCTAATATGCAAAGGAGGCACTATGAAGGAACTTACACCCCACGATCGCGCACATTTGGCTTTTCTAAATCGTCAAGTAGATCGTCTACAAGATGAAAGCTTCCGCTTAGATCCGCACCCTAACGTCAAACAAGATTTAGACCGCGCCCGCCGCGAGCTTAAATCGTTCACTTTATCACTGCAAAAAGAAGGAAAAAATATCTATGGATGAAAACTTACTGGCCGCTAAAATGATGGAAATGGCGAAGTCGGAAATGAAATATGTGAAATCTAAAGGCTTGCTTGGCGAAAACCCAAGCTGGGGGAAGCCACAAGAAAAAATAATAAAAGAAAAAAGGAACAACGGCGCGGGTAGACCCTACAGATTTGGGGAAAGAATTTTATCTCGCTTAGAAATAGGTTTGACCACTGATGAAATTGTGGCAGAATTGGGGTGCAGTCGTAACATCGTTAATCAGTATCGAAGAAAGCGGCGATTGGAACAGAACGCCGCGTCCTCCCATGCGGCGTAGATGAGGGGTTGATGGTTCCCCTCTCCCCCGTCACTTGACCCAATCAGGTGGCGGGGTTTTACTTGACACAGATTAAAATATAACTAACATTGGTTTTGAGCGAATGGTTTGGTCACCTGTGTTCAGCTAGGTATGAGAGAAGCCCCGCCCTGATCAGGTGGGGTTTTTTCGTGGGGCCAGCAAGAACATCACACTCTGTCACAGGTTTACCTATGTGCTAGCCCCGACTTAAATTAATGACATTATTTTTTTAAGTAAGCCAGCCATAAATTTTATTTGTTTGATCCAACCGATCTTGAAGCCCATGATACCCGCCGTTGACCCGCTTCGTTATCTTTTCGATTGTGTCAGTATCAACGCCCTCGTCCGCTATTTTAAAAAGCCTATTCTTCTCAAAGAACCACATAGCAGTTTCAAAAGCATAATCAGTTTCTACTAAAGAAGGATCAGTCATTACCTGTGGAAGCCGCATGTCAGCCGCAAACTGACGATAATTATTCTTACCCGTTAATTGAAGAAATCCACGACCTATAAATGCGCTGGCATCTTGAGGCGTTTCGTTTCCTAGCTTATACTTTGAGCCACGGTTTGCATCCAAATATACATTTTCCGCAAGCGCTCTTGGGTTTCTAGCGTATGGAATGGCATCCTCTACGGTCTTAAACCTGTGAGGCCAAACCTTACAAAGCCGCTCAGGAGAACTATAATATAAACTTTCGCACACACGGCTAAACCCACCACTCTCATGAGATGATTGACCCAGTAGATGCGCTGAGCGCTCCGCTGAGAGCCCAAAGTGCTTTGTAATGGCTCTTGCGGTGTTGGGACCAAAAGACCCATCTGTGGACGCTCCTATGCGCTCTTGCAGCTTTTGCATGGCTAAAGTCATTTTAATCCTCCTGTGCGGGCTTCGTTCCAAATGTGCGAACGTAGGTCATATCTTCGCTGTAAGCTTCTGCCCATTTATTCTCTGTGAAGGTTGCAAAGGTTATGAGCGCTTGATTGTCGGCCTCAAGCGTAAGAACTACCTCGTCAAGGATTGCTAACTGCTGAACCAGAACATCAATCTTGTGAGCTTGCTCTGCGAAATACCAAGTGCCAGCGATAACTTGAGCGACCATTGCAGCGACAAGCGCCAACGGAACCTTTACATCTGCCATTTTTATTTCCTAAAAAACTTCGTTGCGGAGCGCACGGCGAAGCTACTCGCTACGATTACGCCTAAAGTGTATTGATACCACTCTGGCATAGTCTCCAATGCAGCGAAACCATCCGCGACAGCGCTGCGCCCCCACTCTCCAGTGAAGCATAAAATAAGGGGCAAAGAAAAAAGTAAAACGAGATATTCGTCTTTCCATGAGTTTTGGGTTCCCTGCGCCATGATCCGCTCCCAATCCGCAACGCTGGTCTTTTCGCTGAGAAGTATCTTGGATTTGGTTTCTGCCTCAGTAAGCTTCAACTTGGCTTCCGCTGCGGTCTTATCCGCTTTGCCCTGCAACCAGCTTCCAGCGAGATTTGCGATTGGGCCTAATGCGGCTGTAAAAATACTCATTTCTCTGAACCCAGCCAAACGGCTATTGTGCCTGTCATGGCCCCGCTTACAACTGAAATCATTGCGGATTGTTGCGTTGACAACGCTTCTAGGCTCATCCCCCAGTTTATTACCTTGATATACATAACAGTCATAACCAGCATCATAATGCGGGGCATCAACTTATATTGTAAAATTTTCTCAAAGGTATTTGCCATAAGACCCCCTAATTTACTGTCATAGCTGGTGAACCCACATCTGGCTCATCTGTAATCAAATCATTACTTTGTGGCTGCTTTTGGCGTTCCTCAACAGCTTTAACAAAAGACTGTGAAATCCACTCTAAGGCCGCGACCTCTCTTTGATAAGAAAACTGCGCCTCATTTACCCTATTTCGACATTCTTGTATTCTGGAAAGCAAAAGTTTTTCCTGATCGTTAAAATCCTCAACACTATGATCGACGCCATTGATCGTTACTTTATTATTTTCCATATTCCACCTTTTTGGTTTAGTTCAAATTTCAATATTTATCTTAGTTCCCTGCGGTCTATCCGCGTTTGTCTTGCGCCCAAACCTATCATAAGTTTCACCTAAGTCAAAACGCTGCTTTGCTAAAGCCTCTAAATAGCTGTGATTGGCCCTGTGTTCTTTCTCGACCCGTTGCTCTGCTAAATGGGTTTCGATAGCCTGACGCGCTCTTGTTTGCTCATGGATATGTGATCCAATATTAAACGGCGCTGAACCTATACCGCTTACACCATCAGCCATTACAACCGCCCCTGCTTTGCCAGAATAATAACAATGGTTATTCCAAGCATAATTGTAATAATAATTGCCCCGCCGCCATAAATTATGACCCGCTCAATCATTTTGGCTTTGCGCTTTCGCTCTGCTTCAATCTTGGCCTTGCGATCTTTTCTTGCTTGCACCCGTATAGATTGCAATTCACCCCAAGCGCTAAAACCTCTGGTTGCAATTACGATCTGGCGAAGCTCCTCCTCCGCGTCCTTGGCCCTCTGTAGATTGACAAAGGTTTCCATAGCGTTTTCATCTGAGCCAGAAAAAAGGCTGTTCTTCTTTTTTTCATGAGCGGCGCGTAAATCATCAACCCCGTCAAAAAACTCTCCGATTTGCTTGGTTACGTTGACCAGTTCTTTGCCCGCCGAAACCGCAGACTTAACCGCTGCCAATGCAGTGAATGGATCAATCATGCATCACGTCCCACAATTACATAACGAGGGCAATGAGCCTCTGGGATTATTCTTATGACCTTTGGATAATGGTAATAAAACGAAGGCGGCGGGCATCCATAACGACAAGCCTTGAACATGACCCCAAAGGGATACATTCCAAAAGCAATAGAGGTTAGGGCGCAAATCATGGCCCCATCATATCACATTTTATTTGCGGGCTAAATTCTGAACGTCGCGTCTAAGCTCTTTTTGCTCGTCGCGCATTTCTTTAAGGAGATATTTTATATCATCATAGCGGGCCTCAAGAACCGCGATCTTTTTTTGGTTAGTAAAAACAAACCTTAAAATCGCGCCCAATGCGGCAACAATAGCAATGCCAGCGGCAACTGCGGGAGAAAGTATTGCGTCACTCAATTTCATATCGCCTCCGTACAGCTAAATGAGAAGCCGTACTTGCTAACATGATCTGCATCCCACCCCAGATCGTTACTATCCATTCTCATCACAGCCGTTGTACCAGATATTGAGGCAGATGTAGAGCTACTAATTGCAACTTTCAACGATGGCTCAATCGTAGCAGTTCCCGTTCCAGACATATCCGCAACAATCATATGAAGCTGAGAGGTGGCGCTGGTTCCAAACTGCACATAATCTCCAGCCTTCAAAGTGCCGTTAAGGGTCAAAGGAATAGTGGTATCCCCTATTGCATGGGTTCCGCTTGTGACCGATGCCGTTGTAGCCGTTCCAATATTTGACTGCCCATCAGGATCGCCCATCAAAAATGTATTTGCCCGCCCGCGCAGCTTCAAAAAGAACGCTTGCCATGCACCCGCGTGAGAACGCTTCATAGGAGGCAAAGTGACTGTTGCTTGCCAACATGCCATAGAATACTCATAAACCTGCTCATGGCCGCTAAATGGGCTTCTGCTTTGCGCCACAGCCCGCTTGATTGACCAAGTGGACGCTGAGAACGCTGGGGTGCTGGGCATTGTGATAAGTGCCATTACGAAAGAGCCTGTCCAAATGAGCCGCCGCGCCGTTTTCCATCCGCGACCGCCGCCAGTGTATCCTGTTTTATAACTGGGAGCAACGAAAGCATCTCAGCGCGAACGGTTTGAGATACCCCAGTTTCAACATTGATCGTTTGATTGACCACTGTAGCGCCGCCCTTCATGGCGTTTCTGGTATCGTGGGCATTTTTAATGGTTCCTGATGAGGCTGGAATAATAAGCTCTGGACCGCGCTCTCCTACGAGGTAGGGTCTTCCCCTAGACATTGCCCCGCCCGTTGCGCTTTCTTGTATTTCTACACCAAGGGCGTTGCCCTTCCCAGCCTTAATACCAGAGCCATCATAACGCAAAGGAACACCAAGCGCCCGCAAGATTGCATTTACAATTAAAAGCTTGATAGCCTGAGCCAGCATTTGCTTCACAAAATCTTTGAACATATTTTCAAAATCTTCCAGAGCAACTTTTGACCCCAACGCCATATCCGCGAAAGAACTAGACACGCTATCCGCTAGTTGCATCGCACCATTTTGGAACGTCGAAAACATAGGGTTAAGCTCAAGAGTTCTAAGGCCCAAAAGTGCCATAGCTGCATCGTAATCTGTTGCACTTATAGCGCCAGCGTCAAAAGCAGCGTTCAGTGCGTCTTGGCTTTTTTGAATACTATGATTAGCGTCAACTTGGCTCTCAACAAANCCTACACCCGCATCTATCCTTGCTTGCTGGTTTGCAAAATATTCTTTTTGTTTTTCCTCATCTATGGCGGCTTTTCTTGCGTTTATATCTTTCTGGGCTTGTGTCGCTGCCAACCATTTCAGTTCATTTTCCGCAAGAGCGGGGAACTGCCTCTTAAGGTCAAAGAGCTTGCTTTCAGTGCGAATTTTTAATTCGTCAACATCTGATCCATCTTTTATTGCTTGAGCTAATAAAAACCTTTGCTGTTTCTCAAAGGACATTACATCAATGATGTCTTTTTTCGCATCCCTTTGGTCAAGAATTGCCTTATTGTTTTTCAATAGGGCAGTAATCTCTTTATCTAGCGCATCAGTGTTTCCCGTATCTGATCCATCACCCGCATCGGAAGAAGGAGATGTGAACGATGGTTCAATAATATCTGTCTGGGATGCTAAAATATTTCTTTTCTCAATTAATTTTTCGAGAGTATCATTCAGTTCTTTTGTTTTGCTTCTAGTAAAATCTGCATCACCCGCCATTTTTGCATATGGACTATCAGAATTTGCCGCATCCGTGTTAGCTTTAGCTAAGTTTTCTAACTGCTCTTGAGTAGAAGCAATTTCAATGTTTAAAAGGTTCATTTCCTCTGCGGCGGGCCTTGATAAAACGCCGATACTTTGAAGAAACTCCCTTGTCGCTTTTGCTGCATCCCTTAAAACGCCGACAATCTTCGTCACTATGGGAAGAAAAATTGTTCCAAGCTCAACACCCAACTCAGCCAAATCAGCTTTTAAACCGCGCAACTGGTTTGCAAAGCTTCCCGCCGTTCTAAGCGCATCCCCTTGGGCATCGGATGTTCCCGCAATAATAAGATTTAAACGGGCTTGAACCTTTTCTGCGTTTGTAACTTCATTTCCTGTGCGCTTGATACCCATCCGCAAAAGCTCTTGCTTCAAGGTTGCTTCTGTTATGACAACGCCAAACCTTCTTACCGTTTCATGGTTCCCAACCAAGGCGCTTTGAAACGCCTCCATTGTTTCGGTATCATTAGCGTTATTGAATGACGCAACGTCAACAGCCAGCTTGGTAAGCTCAACAGAAAGCTTCGCAGCCTCACCCCTTGCGAAACCCATTGGAACAAACGTGTCTTGGATGCTTGAGGCCATACCTTCAAGCTCATGGGTTGATCGCCCAACCTCATCACCGAAAGCCTCAAGGGCCGCAACGGTTTCATCTCTAAACGCCCCGAATACGACCTTAGACTTGCCCTGCATTTCTTCAACATCAGAGGCGAGGTTAATAAGAGCCGCACCCGCTCTTGCGCCTTGTTGAACCACTACAGCCGCTACCGCAACTTTCATCGCGGTTCCGATACGCTTAAACGCGCCAGCTATGCCCTGAGTAGATTTATCAACGTCTCTTTGAACCTTATCCAAAGAGCGCTTTAAATCAGACATATCCGCTTCAATGCGGACTAGAAGGGTATCAACTGTTGTAGCCATTAATCTGGATACCTTTCCATTAAGTCCTCTAGCTCATTCCTATGAAGGGGCGGCGGCGCTCCCCCAGAATTGAACTCTGCAAAACCTTCTAAAGCAGCATAGAACTCAACAAGGCTCATATTCCAAAAATCATCTGGCCTCATCTGCATCTTCCCCAGACCGATTTGCATGAAATCAGCCCAAGGGAAATTCTCTACGCTGCTCCCGCCGTTGCTTCGTTTCCCTCGTCTTGCCCCGCGTTAAGGGCAGAGGCTAATACCTCACCACAAACCCGCATTGCATCAGCCAGCCCAGCATCCCAGACTGCCTTTTGAATATCCTTCATGGAGACATCATTGCCGCCACCCTTCACTATCGGATGAATTATGCCGCAAATTTCTGTTGTGGTAAGGTCGCCCTCAGTAAGCTTTCCTAGAATTTTGATAATTCCGTATCCACAAAATGCCTCAATCCTCGCCAGCCCGTCCATTGTCACCCTTGAGTTCCAAGTTCTTTCGCCCAGCGTTATGAGCATTTCCCCGCGATTTGGGTTTGTCATGTTTCACTTCCTTTCCACCTATTAGAAGTTGTTCTCCGCGATCCAATACATCGGTCACGGTTTCTGCAATATATGATTTCCCCCCAGCCTTGAAATGTCCACCCACCTCAAGGCCACAGGAGAAAGCTACTGCAAATTCGTTTTGAGAATTTGATTTGGCCCAGCCAGAAATGGTTGAGCCATCAACCTCTATTTCAACACTGAGCCAACTCATTTTTAAGCCGCCGTAAACGCGAAGGTTCCAGCGCTCTCAAGGGTTAATGAATATGTGACTTCGCCGTTATACTCACCCGCATATTCAAGAGTAGCGATCATCATTGGTCCAGCGAAGGTTCCAAAGTCTGGAATGATCACATCAAAATCAACGAATGTTCCCGCTGTTCTTTGAGCGTCAAAAGCGGTGCGAACCGCTGCCTCTGAGGCAGCATCTGTAAACACACCTGATCCAGAAACGCTGAACGACTGAACGCCGCCACCAGCTAAAAGCTGCCTCAAGCCAGCGCTATCTTTGGTTGTTACATCAACCGCTTCATCGTTCATTGAAATTGAGGTTGAGCGCAATCCAGCAACAGTTGTTGCCGTACCGCTAATATCAACCTTTAATAGCATTGCGGAGCCTTTTTGTGCCGCCATGTTCTTTCTCCTTAGTTATCAAACACAATGGCGCGAAATCTCATGACCCCATGCCGCGTTATTCCATCAGGTTCTTCAAGGGTTGTGGCGAACTCTTGCCGTATGTTTACCAGTGAAGCACCTGACACAGTTATAGCAGCATTATGAAGGTTTTGGTAGACCTCTTGCATAATGTGCTTTATTTCATATCGGCCCCGATATTCAGACCAAACATGAATGGTAAGTGTATGCTCCACCGCATCCACGGTTTTAGTTCCATCATTGATAGCGGTTTCTTCCCCAATATTGATATACGGCGCAGAAGTTCCCTCTGGAACATCGTCATATATGGGAATTAACTTTTGGCTTGTATCATCAACAATGCTTGCTGTGCCGCCCATTCCGCTATGATACTGGCAGTAATAATAAAGGGTAGGGGTGCTATCTGTTATGGTTATTTCTGTGTAAGCGCCAGCACTTCCAGCGCTCCCAGAAGTAGTTACATTGGTTGTATATTCAGAGCCGCCGCCGTGCGTTCCATTGGGTGTTGCTGAAAACTTAAATGGGTGGTTGGAGTTAGTATTATCTGACTGCGTAAATCTATACGTCCTGCCCCTCATTAAAGAGAGGGTAGGACTTGCCCCAGAAAAACTAGAAATGAAATATTTATTTCCTGACCCATAGGGATTTGTGCCATTAGCAACAGTGACCGCATAGGTAACAGTGCCAGAGTGCGTTGAAGCTGTTTTAATGCTTCCGCTTAACTTTGTGTAAATTGCTTTCTGTAAGGGCCATGAGTGTAACGCCATTTAAACACCCCTTGAGCGCAAACGCGCAAACATTCTTTTAATCTTTGGCTTATTTTCCTCAAGCGCTGGTTGAAGATATGGCCTCGCGCCCATCTTGCTTGTGCCAAACTCTAAGAAACCAGAATAATCTGCACGGCTTTCTACAGCCCCGCCAAGCTTATCTGCATCTAAAACCATAAAGATATTGCTTGCGAGAAATCCAGTATCAGAGTTTGGAGGATTACCAGCAACGGAGGCGGTGTGCTTACCATAGGTTCTACCCTTGCTTTGGTGTTGCTGTATGCTTGTTTTCGCAGTGTTCATGGTATCTTGGACGCCAGAAGCTATAATGTTCTTAACGACAGAAGCATATCTTGCTTCAACCTTGGCGTATTTTGGCGCTCTAGTAACCCTTGTTTTGATGCTGGTCATGTAGGAACCCCCTCTGATACATCAAGATCAAGAAACTTAAACGTGTTATCTACGTTCAAAATTCCGCTTATCTCAAAGGTTCTTGTTGTAGTAACCCCATCTCTAGTAAATGTTTGAACAAGCCTATAGGCGGTTGTTATTCCGCTTCTATATCTGATCCTTATAACGCTATCCAATTTATCCCGAAGCTTGTCGGCAAAAAGCTGTTCGGTTGAACTTTTGGGCGTAATAGATGCAAACACATCCGCAACCTTAGTCCAAACAATCGTAGCGCCGCCGCCGTCATCAAGGGTTCGCGTTGGAGATTGCAACTGCAATTTGAAGCGCATTGATCCTACTGCCATCAGCCAATACCAGTTCTCAAGATGTTGGAATAAGGCGTCGAGCTAAAACGCATTATTTGATATGGCTGCAAAAGCTGCCTAAGGAGCTTAGGAGGCTGCGGAGGGGGGAACCTTTCAAAGTCTCCCCTATGCTCATACATAAAAGTGCAATACTGCATCATAGCCATTTTAATGGCGTCTGGCACATTAACTGGGCTTGCCCCATACCCAGCCTCAAAAACTATTTTAAGGCCATTCACCGATCTTAAATCGCTTGGGAAAGAACCCCCATCCCTAAGTGCAATTCTTGATGGCGTCCTGATGGTGTCTATGTGATAATTTGAAGCGGCCCAAGTATGCTCTGTGTTGTCATCAGTAAAATATTTAACATGGGTAACGCTGATTACTGGCGCGGCGGCAAGCTCAATAAAGTTTTGATAATTTACAGTATTGGGGCCAGTTCTCCAACCCTCCCAAAGCCTATTGTCTACCTCAATGAAACCATCAAGATACTGGGATACTGTTCTGGTAATGAACGCTCTGCCCGTATAATTCTCTGCCCAATTCCTAGCGGCAACAATGAGCGAAACAATAAGCGTTTCCTCAACGTCATCATCAAGCCGCAAATAATTTCTGACATCATCAACGAATAATGGCTCTCGCGTTGGTGTAGTCTGTTCTATTCCGCTCATGCTATATCATCCAGAATTGTAATTTGAATATACTCAGAATTTGGAAATGTCTCTGTTTGACCACCACCTGCGAATACAACTTGGAACTCAGCGAAATATGACCCCGCCGTAGCAGTGTCACCAGATTGCCACTCATATTTTACTGACCCAGCCGCACCATCAATGATAGCCGCTGCGCTGTTGATCGTAGCAGTTGAAGAACTAACGGGCCGCATCTTAAACGTAATCGCTGCACCTGTAACATCTACTGCATTCTCATTTGCGTCTTTTAAATTGGCTTGCAAAATAGGAGAGGTATCATTTTGTTTAATAAAGAAGGCCATAGATTTACCTGTTTGGGGCGTTTATCTATTCATTGATACCATCATTTAGCACAATTGCAAAGTTATGAGTTGAAACCACTGCCTGATTTCTACTGTTTTGATCTATTGAAACAACCCTTGGAAGCCCTACCCCAAACAAGACCAATGGCATAACTGGAGCGCCCGCCGTTATATTTACACCGTTTAAAGTATGTCTTTGCGCGAAATTTGCGCTCCCTACACTTGGAACCCCAAAGGAAATTTGTGTTGCTACCAAAGACTGACCTTGGTTTATTGCGGTATTATTAACGGTTGGGGTTCCTGATGCAAACCCGATTGCGGATAATTCATGGCCTTGTTGAAACCCTGCATTATCCAGAACAAATGCTGATAGAGTTACGTTTGCAGTGCTTAGAACATTGCCCTCTACAAACGTAGCATTAGGAACACTTGCCGCCCCAGAATAAAGATTTGGTGTGCTTAGAACAATATTGTGAACCATAGATGGAGAACCAACAACTGGGGTTCCGCTCAAAATATCTATAGCCCCAAAGGTTTCCTCCTCTGACATAGATATTGAGGCTATAATCGGGTTCCCCGATGTAATGCCTTGTGCAGATAGTCCGTGAATTTGAATTAAAGATATTGCGTCAATTATTGGATCGCCAGAAGAAACATCAGTTGCAGAAAGCGCGTGATTAACAGTCATTATTAAATTATCAACAACTGGCGAGGGCGTTATTAAATCTGCGGTTACAAAGGTTTCGTCCTCTGCCATATTGCAATCATCTGCAACAGGAGCGCCAGAGAGAAGCTCAGGGGCCGAAAGGCTATGCCCCTGCGCGATTGTGGGCGATCCCGCAAAAGGCTCACCAGAGACGATATTTGAGGCTGTCAGCGCCCTTCCTTGATTAAATGCAGAGGTGGAAACGACAGGGGTTCCAGACGATATATCAATCGCTGTCAGATTTACGCTTAAATTAAATGTTGTTTCAGCAACTATAGGGCTTCCTGATAAAATCCCAGAAGCTGCAACGACATGGTCTTGATTAATTAAGGGGCTGTCAATTTCGGGGTTTGAGCTAAATACGCTAACGCCAGACAAAATATGAGCTTGATTTATTGCGGCGCTTGCAACAGAGGGAGCGCCAACAGTTATTCCATTTATACTCAAACCTTCTTGCTGTGCGATTTGAGGCGATCCCAAGATCGGATTGCTTGCGGAAATTGTAGCGCCCGCTAAAGTCTGCCCCTGATTAAACGCAGAAGATGAAGCAAAGGGGGTTCCAGAAATTAAATTCGGCGGTGAGGAAAGTATCCTATTTATAACTGCGCTAGGGGTTTCAAAAACATTAACCCCACCAGTAATCCCTTGAGGCTGAAAAATATGCACTTGGTTTAATAATGGTGATCCCAAATCTGGCGCACCAGCCAAACAATCATTTAGATCAAAAGTTTCCCCTTCTGACATATTTACAGAAGGTATGGAAACCGCCCCCATAGTTATAGCTTGAGGGCTTAAAGCGTGTATCTGAACAAATGTCGCGCTAGGAACAGAGGGATTTCCAGATATAATTCCAGAAGCCAATAGCTCTCTAACTATAACACCGCCATCATCAGAAATTGGCGCAGAAGATAAAGGGGCAAAACCTAACATCCGCTACTCTGGCTTAGTAGGCCAATCGCTATCAGCCAAATTAGGCCAATTCGCATGGGTAGTTATATCGCGCAAAGCCTGACGATAAGCCGTTTGCTCCGCTGTCATTGTGCGGTCTGAGACAGCCCACCAATCTGTCATTTCTAAAAGATCAGCGCGGTGGCCTTTAGCGTTAGCCTCTGCAACCTCAGTTGAATTATCGTATGCAACCAACGCCCCATTTTCAACTTTCCAAGAGCCAGTATCACCATCAAAATTATCAGGTGCAGAAATGTAATTTACGTTTGATGCTCTGGCGCTCGCTATTGCACCTTCCTCTGCTTGCGAGAAACCTTTAACTCTACCCGTGTCGGTATAATAAGTAATAAACATTAAGAAATTCCTATCACAGAAAGGTTGCCGCCAGATTGGTTACTTTGTGTCCAGAATTTAACCTCATCGCTACCAGAGCCTAAAGAAAGCCGCATAACGACAAATTTTGTATAAGAAGCTTGGAAT